GGGGAAACAAAACTAGGAATTACCAAAAGAGTGTACGACGACTGGTGTGCCGAAGAAGACTTACTTGTCAAAGATATGAAAGACGTAACTGTTGCAGACGTTAATCCTTTATACAAAAAGAAATACTGGGACAGAGTCAGAGGTGACGATTTACCTGATGGCGTTGACTGGGCAGTCTTTGATTGGGCGGTAAACTCAGGCACGGGTCGGTCAGCAAAAGCATTGCAAGATATTATTGGTGCAAAAGTTGACGGTGCTATCGGTTACATGACATTAAAAGAATTAGAAAAGTATGATACAACTGAAGTTATCTACCAGATAGCTGATAAACGTGAAGCATTTTACGAGAGCTTATCTACGTTTGATACGTTTGGTAAAGGATGGTTGCGTCGAAACGAGGAAACAAGAGACAGTGCATTAGATATGTCAATAATAGACACAGACACCAGCATGAATGATTACAGCTTTTTTACTTATAGTATATCTAGGCGATAGGATTATTAGTCAGAACATTTATTTCAGATCAATAGATGAATGTAAGTATTTTGCAAAGCGACTAAGCGACCAACCAACAGTACCAAGTAAGAAAGGAAGACGTTAAACGTATATCTTACACGGCTGTCTGTGAAATAAAAAAAGTAAAAAGAGAAAACACTAAACTTCACTAACATCATTGTCTTTGCCCTCACTACCCAAAGCACCATACCCACAGACGTCAACCCAAGAATCTTCGTGTTCTGGCGTTTGCATTAGTCTGGAAATCTTTACAGCAAGCATACATAAATAAACCATGTGAACAGAAACTTTTATGCCTAATATCACACTCCACAATTTAGCAATTCTGTCGTGGTTCTCCCAAGCATCTCCATAATCTTTGGCTCGATGACCATTGATTAATTTGCCAGCAGTCTTTAATGCTTCAGTTCTTTTCATTGTTCATCCTTAATTCTATTTGTTTAATCATGTTTGCTTTATGTCTTGCATGAAACTGCATTTTAGAAATCTCTTCACGGACTTTCTTCCTCTTGTCCTTGGCTTTAGTTAACTCACTGTTTGATTGGTTGTAACCATTAACAGTTTCCAATTCTGTAATTCTTTCTGAAATAGATTTAAGTTCATTACTATGTAAAGATATTTTAAAAAGCAGTTCGTTCTGTTCTGTCATCTCTCTTGATAAGTATTTTAAGTGTTGCTCCATAACTTCTCTACTCATATCCTCTCCTTTGGCTTGTATGTTTCGTATTTTTCACAAGGTAAACTGCCCTCTGTCTCTCTGATTGTGCAATGCCAACTACCGTTAGGCATTGGGTATGAATGTATACAAGTAACACACGACTTTTTTACTTCTTTGCTCGACCAACAAACTGATCTTTTGAAACAACCTCTGCATCTCCAGTCAGTGTCGTCGGTAGCAATCTTTCGTGCCTCATTTTTCAAAGATGTTTCGACACGACCAAGCAGATGAGAGTATTCAAACTCGTCAAAGACAACAATCTCAGCATGATATTCTGAATTGTTTTTGTTAACCGCAATAAAGAATGCTTCACTCATCTCACTCATGCCCATCATCATTTGAACCTGAGCAAAATATTGTGGGTGTGAAATCTTAACACCGCTCTTCTGAAACTTTTTAAAACTTGCGTCATTCATTGATTTGATTTCAAGAACACGAAGAACCTTGTCGTCCAACTCAACATGTCCATCCATATGACATGACACATGTCCGCCATACAATTCATAAGAGAACTGTCTGCCAGTAATGCCATCAACTTCCCATACTCTAACGTCAGCTTTTTCTTTTAAATCTTTAACAACCTCATCTTCCAACAGATGACCTAGTCTAAATATTCTTTTAAGTCTAGGACTAGGTTCATCATTTGGAAAACCACGAAGATTAAAGCTAAGAAACGCATCACAAGTATTCCCTACGATTGAAGCACCTATGTACTCTCTCGCACGATCTTCACGTTGTGTGGTTTCGTAGCCATAATCTATCGCTTCAACTACTTCTTGTGCTGTTTTAATTTCTTTCATTGAAACTAAAACGGTATCTCATCGTCGAGATCATTTTTTTTATCTTCTGTAGTTCCAGTAGACTGAGCACTGCCACCCTTAAAGTTTTTTACCTCAGAAGATGTCCTCATCATTCCGTCTTCACCCTTCCAAGGCTTGCCATCTCCAACGATCACGACACATTGCAGACCGACTAGTGTAGATATGTCCCCTGGTTTATCAGGATTAGCATGACCGCCAGCAGTAAGAAAAGTTTTTAACTGACGCATACCAATCTCAACTGCTTGTGGATTTTTGTTTGCCATATTAAAATTGCAGTTAATGTTTCCATTTCCAGCAACACTCTCAAACTGACAAGACAACATCTTACCGCCAGTAGCTGTGTCCTTTATAACAGCCTCGATACACTTAACTTTGTGTGATCCATTCTGTAATCTGCTTGGCTTTGCTTCTTCTACTGATGATAAGTCTAGGCTATCAAACCCTTTCCATGAACTCATTTCGCTTCTCCTTCTTTTATTTTATTAGTAAATTTTTCAAATTCGTCAGACGGTAAAGACATTCTGTTAAGTAAGTCTGTGATGTCTGAGCATCTCTCGAAAGGCTTTAACCTTTGTTGAGGGTCTCTAGTTTTTCCATGCCATCCGTTGACCTCATCAGTCACAATAAATCTTTCAACTTTTGGCATACCTTTGTCGTTCTTTGTAGTCGTACGAACACCACAAAAGACGTGGTCAAACATAGCTGGTACTAACTTCGCAACAGACTGACCGTTGATATGAGGCCAATAGTTTGTTACGTCGTTGGCATCTTTCTCTTCCTTTGCCAAGCAAGTGATAAGAACATGTATTGGTAAGTCTCTTATCCACTTGAGACTACCTAACATAAGACGACCATAGTCCGCCCATATTTGGAAACCATTGGATACGTTCTTAGCCTCGTTTTCTTTCTCAAGTTGCTCCATAAGTCTTTGAGCAAGTTCAGTAAGACTGTCTATAGCTATCCACTTGTATCCAGCTTCTTGGAAATCTTTGGTTGAGATCATGCGACAGATGCCTCGGAATGAATACACGCCCTCTTCTGGTTCGTGCTTTCCATCCCAAGATGTGAATGGTAAGTAGTCAATGTCAACGTCTTCGACAGACTTTAACCCAGCTTCACCACTTATAATAAAGCCTTTACCATATCTCTTTTCGTAAAACCTACACTGATAGGTCTTGCCGAAACCATGATGTGCGTACAACAATACTTTCGTTGCACCACCTTGTTGTATATCAGATGTTTTCATTGGCTTAAACATTATCCACCACCTTTACCTTTGCCTTATCTAACTTCCTTGTTAGTGCAAATTTGATTAAGTCTTGAGTTTCTTTTGGCAACTTTTGAAACTTACGTTTGTCTACTGTCAGCGAGCGAGTGACGTACTCAGGAAGTTCTTGCTCATTAAATTCTTTTTCAAGCAAAACTTTGTCCCAACTCCATCTCTCACTTCGTGAAACTGTAACGCTTAGATTACCTACGTTCTGCGTAAGGTCGCCTTCTTTTTCTGGAAATAGTTGAGCCATCTCTTCGGCTAACTCTTTTAGCCTTTCTGTTTTAATAGCGACAAACCCCTCAAGCTCTTTGTATTCCTGAGCTAATGGCGTAAGTCTTTCAGGTGGGATGCCTGAACGTAGAGCCGTCTGCACCTCATCGGTCGCATCAAAGCTCTCCCATGTATCAGCTTCTTTCATATTTTCTCCTCATATTTAAAGACGCCAACTTTATCGTTTGACGTCTTGACACACCCATAGGTGTATAGTAGTTAATACAGTTATGCAAGTAAAAAAAATCAAGGAGGTAGAAAAATTGGTTAAGTTAAATATATCGAAACTGGTTGCAGACCTTGGTGGAGCAAGTGCTACAGCAAAGATAGCTGGCGTTCCACGAACTGCACCATACGGTTGGATAGACCGTCAGTATGTTAGCTCAACTGTCCTTGAGATCATTAAAACTCAGAACCCTGACATAGATTTAGACAAATACTTTGAGGAGGATACAGATGAAATCAATGACAAAGTTAGAGTCGGCACTTGAATACTTAGATCGTGGATGGTCAATCATCCCAATCAAACCCGAAGCTAAACGTCCAGCCATCAAGTGGCTGGACTTTCAATCTCGGTTGCCAACTGAAGATGAAGTTACAGACTGGTGGACTAAGTACCCAGACTACGACATAGCAATAATAACTGGCTCAATATCAGGCGTTGTTGTCGTGGATTGCGACAATGAAGAAGCCGAACATGCTGCATATGATGCACAGATGAGAAGTGTTATTAAGGTTAAGACTAAACGTGGTACGCATTTATACTTCGAGCATCCTAAAGACGGTGTAAGAAGAGGCCCACGGGCTGGAGTTAATAGTCGTGGTGCAGATTGGCCGAAGATAAATGGATTGGATTTTCGTGGTGATGGTAGCTATGCCCTACTACCACCATCAAAAAATTACAAATGGGACTATGAAGAGACTGTGTTTGACTGGGATGAGATGCCCGTGTGGAAAGACTGGCGTCCTACTTTAAAAGAAAGACCTGCTCCTGGCAGTTTCTCATTTAGTGAATTGGACTTATCGTCTGTCAACCCTATACACCCAGACGAATTATTAAGCGAGTGGGATAGAACAGCTAAGTTTGTCCGTGATAATTTCCCTACATCATTAAAGATACCTTGCAACATGGGTAATGGACGCAATGAAAGAGTGATGCGTTTTATATCTGAGTGCATCAAAGAAGGTTTCTTCGGTGCTGAACTTAGGGTTAGAGGCTACTCTTTTATGAAAGAGTTTTTTGAAAGTAACCTTAATGAAAGAGAGTTTGAAGCCACAGTATTAAGTATGGAAGCATCAGAAAAACGCAATCATCCTGATCGTTTTGATGAGAAAGGTATGCTCATACACCATCGTGAGGAGAAAACTAAAACAAGAAAGCTAATTCAAATGAAAGATGCAGAACAGTTACTAAAAGAAAGTAAGGCAAAGACGTACCTTATAGAGCCTTGGCTACCACCCAACACCATCGTCCAAGTCTTTGGATATAGTGGTCATGGTAAGTCTATGTTTGTGCAACATGCTATGTCAGCATTATGTGCTGGCAGAAAATACTTTGGATGTTTTGAAATCGGCAGACCAGCTAGAGTTTTATACTTGGATTTTGAGATGGGGATGTCAACCATTGCCAAGAGATTGATAGAGATGAAACAAGTGCATGGCGATACACAAGACAGACTAAACATATGGACACCATTCGTAGACAAGGAAGAAATTAATCTGCACAACAAAGAAAGTTTAACTGAGTTGCAAGAGTGGATTAAATTTTCTGCACCTGATGTCGTCGTCATAGATACTATAAGGTCTGCATATCCTGGGATGGCGGAGAACTCAGCAGACGAGTGGTCAAAAGTAAACCAGCTTGCTGTCAAACTCAGGAACTCAGGTCTTGCTGTGATACTGGTTCATCATTCCAACAAGCCAAGTGATAATGGCATGGGCAGAGAAGCTGGGTCTACTAATCAGCTAACAGTTTTGGAGACGCAAATACGAATTACGCAAGTGTTTAACGACGCTGACACTGCAAAAAACAATGCTGCTATCTTCGACGGAAATTATGATAACCCAGTCTGGCCGCTATTGGAGAGTAAACTACCTTCGGAGTATCGTCTGTATATGGTGACGGAAGTACGTTACGGGAAGGTGCGTGAGTGGACTGACATCCACGACCGAGTACAGTGGATTGGATACGGTTCGCACAACAAGACTGACGACAAGTGCATTGTGAGTAGCCTCTCAACGAAGCAGATAGCAAAGAATTTGACATTGACTGGTCACGATCCTATAATGATTGCTGACAAACTTAATCGTCCTTTACGTTTGATTTGGGATTGGCTTGAGATTGAGTAATGCTAATAACCTTAGCATCAGGGAAATACTTTCTCACTTCGTCTACTAACTTGGCAATCTCAGGATACTTTTTTCTATTTTTTTCTGCTTCAGTCTCTGCCATGCAATCCTCCTAAGATTGATTTAATTATTTCGTTTGTCCAACCATTGCCCAGAATTTTATATGCCTGGGAGTTGGACACAGCTTTGCAATAGTCGTCTGGCAATGTCTGCAAGCGACACGCCTCCTTGACTGTTAGCTTTCTCCATTTGTTTTTGTCTGGATAAACAACCACGTTGTCTTTTTGTACTGTCGTAAGTGTATTTGTTTTGTCGTCAGGACGAACTTCTAATAGCTGGTCATACTTATTATCAGTCATTCTTCCACGAAACGCACCGCAAGCTACCTTTGGCTCTCTGTTTCCACCACCACAAGTATTTAATGTTGGGCATTTACCATCAAGATCATAAACTCTTTTTAATATATCGTGACCATTTAACTTAGCTTCGCCATATTGATGGCAATTATTGTCGACACCTTCGGCAAACCCCAAGCTAAGTTGACTTCTGTTTCTGTCGTAAACTTTTTCTAAGTCACCACCTCTCCATTGGTCTTTGCTTAAACAATATGTTTCGCCAGTAACACAACCACATTCAACAATATCCTTAAGATAAACGTGTCTGTCTTTTGGCATACTAAAATCAATGTCAGTCCAGTACAGTCTCCATCTGTTTTGTGGTGATACAATGCTAGAGTTTACCTTGTAGACTGGTAACTTGACGTATTGCGTAATGATGTCACGCCAAACACGACGCATGTCTACATTCTCTAGCATTGTGTAGCGTGGCTTGAGTTCTTCTTTAATTCTTACAAAGTCAAAGAACAATTTGCTTTCAGGATGGTCAAAGTTTAATCTGTTTCCCGACGCAGAAAATCCCTGACAAGG